TTATTTTAAAAATTGATTTTAAAATCCAAAAATTATAAATAATAAATAAACATGAATTTCGAACAAGAAAATCAAAGATTAAATCAAGAAAACCAACAACTTATTCGACAAGTACAACAACTGACTAATGAGAATCAGAGTTTAAATCAGCGAATCCAACAACTGACTAATGAGAATCAGGGTTTAAATCGACAAGTCCAACAACTGACTCAACAAGTCCAACTTGATTTTTTATTGCAAGACACATAATAAAAAATGAAAACAATGACTCACCTTACAGGCGGCGCCCGAAGGGCGCAATATGAAAAAACAGTCGGTAACCCCGTTGGTCCCGTTTGCCCTGTAGATCCTGTGTATCATGAACGCTGAAAAGTTCATTTAAATTTCTATTATCCTCTTCCTCTTATTTTCTTTAATTTTTCTAATTCTATTTCTAATAAATCAACGTCTTTTTTGCAGATTTTTAATTTTTCGTTTTTTTGATTTATCCGATCTTGATTGTCTTTTATCCAGATCTTTAACTGAGTTTTACGTTTTTCGCAATTTTCTAATTGTGTGTCAAGATCAAGTTCTTCAGTTTGCGCAGCTCCTAGCATTTTATTCAAATTTTTAACTTGTTTGAAACATGAATTATACCAAATCCATAATCCATAGAAAGTTGTTATTGACAACAATAAAATAATAATTTGATTGGTTGGTGGCATTTTTAACACAAAAATAAAAAATATAAAAATACTTTGCATGCATTGGATTTATAAAATTTTGATCTGACATTTTATAATTCGTGATGTGATGAAAAAAAGACAAAATTAAAAATAAAATATGATTCTTTGATCGATATTGGATTGAAAATTTAACCAAAAATTAATTTTCAAAAAAAAATTGAAAAAAGAGTTATCCGGAAGAATATTAAATAAAAAGATGTCCCCAAATCAAATAATAAAAAAAACTGACTCGTCTATTGCCGCCCCTTTAGACCATTCAAAAAGTGGGCTTAATGATTTCCTTAAAGAATTGAAAGCACCAAATGATCCAACTCACACACATGTATCAATGGGAATTCCTAGAGGTGTTTTTTCAGCAGGATCAAGAATGAAAGAATTTTGGGAACGTTATTTAAAAGCCATTTCGTTAAACCAATCTGTTTATCTTGCTGAAAATCCTGGTAAAGAAACACCTATTCTCGTTGATATTGATCTAAGGATTAAAAAATCTGTAATTCCATCATCAAATCACACAAATCATCTATATACAAATAAACAAGTTTTAGAAGTAATTTCGGCTTATCAAAAAGCAATTAAAGAAGTTGTAGATGCTCCAAAAGATGAAGCATATACATGTGTACTTTTAGAAAAAAAGCCATATGAGACGGAAATAGGAGGAGAGAAGTATATTAAAAATGGTTTTCATTTGCATTTTCCAAAAATTTTTCTTGATAGAAAAGTTCAAGAAGTTTACATTATCCCAATTGTTAAGAAATTAATTCCAAACATTTTTGATAATATCGGAGCTAAAGATTTTATCGACACGAATTCCATAAGTGTTCATTGGTTATTATATGGGTCAAAAAAACAAAACAACCTCGCATATAAAGCAACTAAATGTTTTGGAAAGAATGCCGAAGAATTAACATTCGAAGACGCATTAGGTGATTACATTTGCAATACATACTGCGGTGAATCTAAAATTTCATGCAACAACCGTGTAATTGAATTACTTCCAAGAATTTTATCAATTTCATTATATAATAGAGCAGATTTGTATTATTATCACCCCAAACCTAGTGTTATCACACCATTATTTGAAGAATTTCAAAAAATTAAAAGAAAGAGAAAAGAATATGATCAATTATCTATTGATAAAGCTTTGGAAGAAGCTCAAATACTTCTTACTATGCTCAAAGATATTAGAGCCGATGATAGAGCTACATGGTTAAGAGTTGGATATTGTCTTTGGAATATAACTCAAGGAGATGATGATGGGTTAACAACCTGGTTAGAGTTTTCGGAGAGAAGTGATAAATTTGATGAAAGTGAGTGTTTTTCATTATGGCATAAGAGTATGCGTCCAAATAAATTTACAATTGGGACGTTAAAATATTACGCAAAACAAGACAGTCCGGAAATGTATGAGCAGATGATTAATGAAAAATCTAATCACTTGATTGTTGAAGCTGTAAATGGATGTCACACTGATGTTGCTAAAATTTTATACAACGAGTATGGAAATGAATTTATATGTACATCTATATCAACAAAAGAATGGTATCATTTTAAAGATCATATATGGAAACAATTGGATAGTGGAACTGCGTTAAGAGAGAGAATATCATCAAATGATGGAATTATAATCAAACAACTAATTGCAAAAAGAAATGAAATTCAATGGAATGTAACAGATGAAGAAAAAGAAGAAAAAGAATTTGAAAAGCGATTGAAGAAAATTAGCGATCTTATTAAACAATGTAAAAATACTCCGTTTAAAAATCATGTAATGCGAGAATCACAGGAAGTTTTCTATAATTCAGAATTTTACAATTTATTAAATAAAGATCCGTATCTAGTGGCATTTAAAAATGGCGTCTATGATTTTAATAATGTAATCTTCAGAGATGGAAATCCTGAAGATTACATATCAATATCTACTCCAATTGAATATATTGATTATCGATCTATTGATCATCCAGATGTTATTGAAGTTGATGACTTTTTTCAAAAAGTGTTCCCAGATCCTGATGTACGAGACTATTTTTTAAATCAAGCATGTCAGGTATTTGTTGGCGGAAATCATGATAAAGTGATACTTTTTTGGACAGGCGAAGGCAACAACGGAAAAACGGTGACTCAAACATTATTTGAAAAAATGTTAGGACGATTAGCTGTCAAATTTAATACAACCATCATTACTGGCAAGAAAATACAAACTGGCATTGCAAATCCTGAACTTGCCAGAGCAGGAGATGGTGTTAGATGGGCTGTTATGGACGAACCCAATCAAGATGAAGTGATAAGTTCAGGAACGTTGAAGGCATTAACAGGAAATGATTCATTCTGGGCGAGAGATCTATTTCAAAAAGGTAAAGAAACGAGAGAAATTCAACCACTGTTCAAATTGCATATGATATGTAATAAATTACCAATTATAAAAGATGTTGAAAAAGCGGTTTGGAATCGTATTAGAGTTATACCGTTTGAAAGTACTTTTTTACCAGATAATGAATGTCCTGAAGATTATGAAGAACAAATTGCTCAGAAAAAATTTCCAATGGATAGAAATTTCGCCGACAAAATACCCAAAATGATTCAACCCCTCGCTTGGTATCTTATTCAACGCTGGAAAACTATTAATAAACTCGAACAATTCATACCTGATAAGGTCAAAGTTGCAACCGATATGTACAAAAGAGAAAACGACTTATATCACCAATTTGAACAACAATGCGTTTTTTATGAAAAGGATGCACATCTTACACCTGCTATTTTGTATTCTCATTTTAAAGAATGGTGCAAAGAAGAATGTCCTAATAGTGCCATTAGCAATCGAAGTGTTGTTAAACAGCATTATATTAAAATATGGGGAGAATTAGAGAAAGGCAGGTATTGGTTACATAAAACGTGCAAACAACCTGATGAAAATAATCCTATGTTAGTTTAATTCAGATCAACTCAAATCAAAATTATTTATTTTATTCTATTAAAAAATGAATAGAGACGCATGCAATGAATTCTTCATGTTTCCTACCAGAAACCCTCTCACAAATAGATTAATCAAACCGCGAGGACCTACTTATAATACACTTATGAGAGCTTGCTCAGGAAGTCGACCCCGAAGCCCCAGAAGTCGGAAACCTATCAGACGCAGATCTCGATCAAGATCTCGATCAAGATCCCGATCAAGATCTCGATCAAGATCACCACGACGCATAGTTCCTAGATATCATCCATCAATGGTTAATGGGAGACCGTCTTCTTCATCGTCACGTCGCATAACACCTCGATATCATCCAACAATGATGAGAAAAAATCAAGATGAAGATGATGATTATCTTACTGCTCATTATATGTTTAATTATTAAAATGTCCAAATTATGAATTTTTATAATCCAAATGGGTTTATAAAAATATGTTTTGTTTGTTAGTTGAAAATCTAAACATGAATTCAATTTACCTAAAAAATGATTTTAAATTACAAAATTTATTAAAACTTCAAAAATTACAAAATATGTTGATAAAAATATTAATAATATTTTTCCAATTACTGTTTATAAACGGAGTTATTTGGAAAGACGATGATTGTATAACTAATTGTATGAAATATAAAAATTACCATTATTGTTATACTAGTTGGACTAAATGGAAAAAATGCGATCCAATTAACTTAGTAGTTGATAGCAATGTACATGAAGAATATTATAAAACAAAAACAAAAAATGTATGGTGTACAGGTAGATGTGGTAAATTTGGTTACTATACTGAATGGTGTTTTGTCGGACTTGATTGGAAAGAATGTACAACAAAAAATGCAATAAGAAAAACTGTATTAAACCATATTAACTCTGACATCAACAAATATGGAACTTGTAATTTAAATTGCTGTAATTTAAAAAACCCAAAAAAAAAATTAAAAAAACGCAACACAAACGACATTGATGTTAATAATTTAGCTTCAAATATTATTAGTAGCCGAGACTACTACACTGAACGATTAAACAACCCAACTACATCTATTACAGATTATTCTACCATTCGAGCACCATCTATACCAAACCATGATGATCTAATGTTAACTGTTAGAATTAGAGCAAGAATTCGTTATAATCATTTACAATCAAGAACATCAATGTCAAGTCGTTTAAACACTTTAATGAGAAACATGGACATGATTGCCGGTCAAGATGAAAGAGGTCATTTAATTGCAGCTTCTTTGGGCGGAACAAATGATCCATTTAATATAGTACCTCAATATCGTGGTACTAACAGACGAGCTGGATCAAACTCACATTGGTTTACAGTTGAAAATGAAATACGAACGTTCGTGAATCAAGACAGAAGAAATAGCGTTGGATTACACGTAATAGTGTTATACAACGATCTTATGGTATCTAGGAGACCTAGAAGTTTTGTTACGCAAACTATTTTTTACAACTCATATGGTTATATATTTCGAGATAGTGGTTCTTGTTATTTTACAAACAATCCAAACGGCCCAGACCTTGACGAACCAGATTTAGGATTCATTCACGATGAATTTAAAAAACGAATACGACGAAAACCTCCTACAACTACTAAAAAACCTAAAACAACAACTACCAAAAAACCTAAAACAACAACTACTAAAAAACGTAAAACAACTACCAAAAAACCTAAAACAACAACTACCAAAAAACCTAAAACAACAACTACCTCTCTTTCAGATGAGTATTCTCCTTCAGATGAGTATGATTCTCTTTCAGATGAGTATGATTCTTTTTCAGATGAGTATTCTCCTTCAGATGAATATATAGATCCTCCTTCAGATGAGTATTCTCCTTC